TTCATCAACTACTCATATAGAGATGAGATGGTGTCGGATGGCATAGAGAACTGCATTCTGTATTTCAAAGACTACAATCCTGAGATAGGACAGAACCCATTCGCATACTTCACTCAAGTGATCTACTACGCCTTCTTGCGTAGAATAAGTAAAGAAGAGAAGAATCGATACGTCATTTACAAAAACTTTCAGCACAGTATCATTCATGGTGCCGCACAAGGTGAACATGAGTCGTTCGTGTTTGTCGATGACAACGATAAGAACTTGCTTCCTTCTTCAATGTATGATAATATCAACGACTTTATGAATAGATTTGAGAAGAAGGAAGAAGCAAAGAAGATTAAGCGCAAGCAGATGAAAGAAGGGCTTGCGAAGTTTTATGAGGAAAAGACAGATGAAGGATGAATCACACAACATTCCATTTCAGGTACAAAGCTTAATTGATAGCATGATGAACAAGACTGAGCGTTCTCACATTAGAGATAACTATCGTGTTCGTCTTGAGTCTATTCGTGATGCGATTGACACTTCGTTGCGTAAGTATAAGAATGATGACGCCATGTTTAATGTGAGAAAGAAGAGGGCTTAATTTGAAAGTTGCACTCATTACTGATACGCACTGGGGCGTCAGAAATGACAGCCCCGTTTTCTATGACTACTTCAAGAAGTCGCTTGAGCAGTTTTTTCAAGTTATAGACGAGCAGAGAATCAGACATGTCATTCATCTTGGTGACTTGTTTGATCGTCGCAAGTATCTTAACTTCATGACAGCCAAGCGTTGTCGCGAAGACTTTCTAGAAGAACTTGATCGTCGTAATATTGCGACACATATCATCGCTGGCAATCATGATGAGTACTTTAAGAATACACACGAAGTGAACGCTCTTCGCGAGATTGTTGATGGACGTTATTCATACATCAACATCTATGACACACCTGAAGTTGTCGAGATTGATGGTTGTAAGATACAGTTATTGCCTTGGATCACGGAGTCTAACTATGATGAGTCGATTGAAGCAATCAATAAGTCACCTGCTGATATCCTCATGGGTCATCTTGAAGTTACTGGTTTTGAAATGTTTCGCGGTACTATTAGCGACCATGGCATGGATCGTAGTGTTTTCTCTCGCTTTGACCTTGTTTTTAGTGGGCATTACCATCATCGTTCCTCTATCGGTAACATTCATTATCTTGGTGCTTTTGCTGAATACACTTGGTCTGACTATGCTGACCCAAGAGGGTTTAGTGTCTTGGATACGGAAACTAGAAAAGTAACATTCTATCGTAACCCAAACTCTATCTTTTCGATGCTCGCTTATGACGATGTGAAGCATCAAGACATACTAGAAAAGATCAACGCTACTGACTATTCGAAGTATTCTGGATGTTTCGTAAAGGTCGTCTGTGTCAACAAGACAAACCCGTATGCGTTCGACACTATGCTTGACAAGTTATATAAGGCATCACCGATTGATATCTCTATCATTGAAGATGTTTCTGTATTCAAAGATACTAATGATGAAGAAAAGATAGATCAGGCTGAAGATACGCCGACAATATTGACCAAGTACATTGACGGGTTGACATTGCCTGTGGATTCAGATAAGATAAAAATCTTTATGCGAGATATCTACAACGAAGCAATATCGATGGAACATGTATGATCACATTCGAAAATATTAGATGGAAGAACTTTCTCAGCACAGGCAATGCATTCACAGAAATCAAACTTAACGAGACGACTAATGCGCTCATCATCGGTGAAAATGGTGCTGGCAAGTCTACCATTCTTGACGCTCTTACTTTTGCTCTTTTCGGCAAGCCTTTTCGTAAGATAAACAAGCCGTTGCTTGTAAACTCTGTTAACGAAAAGGCTTGTCTTGTTGAGATAGAGTTTAAGACGAACGGCAGACAATACAAAGTCATTCGTGGTATAAAGCCGACTGTCTTCGAAATTTACTGTGACGGGACTCTTCTCAATCAAGATTCATCATCAAAGGACTATCAGGAACATTTAGAGAAGTTCATTCTCAAGATGAACTATAAGTCGTTCACTCAGATTGTCATTCTTGGTTCTGCATCTTTTACACCTTTCATGCAGTTATCTCCTGCTGATCGTCGTGTGGTGATTGAAGACTTACTTGATATTCAAGTCTTCTCTATAATGAATCTTATTGCAAAGCAAAAGATGCAACTCACGAAAGAACTGCTTGAGAAGAATCGTTTAGAGATAGCAGGTAAAGAGGAGAAGAAAACATATGTTGAAAAGACGATTGAAAAGCTCAGAGAAAACAACGAGAGTAAAAGTGAATCCCTTCTTCTTTCATCGACACGAAAGATGGCTGATCTTGCCGAAGTCGAAAAAAGCATTACTGAGAAAGAAGAAGAGCGGGAATCTCTTATCGAAAGAGCCGGCGAACAGTCTGCGCTCAAGGAAAGACATACCAAACTGGTCTCCTTGGCGTCTAAGATCGATACTAACTTAAAGCGCACACGAGACGATCATAACTTCTTTTGCGACTATGATAGCTGTCCTACTTGCAGACAATCAATTGATGAGTCTTTCAAGTCGGGAGAACTATCTAAGAGTAAGTCTAAGATTATCGAGCTTGAAAAGGGTCTTGATAACATTCAGATTCAGATCGATAAGACAATCGGTGATTTGAACGCATTGGATATCATCATATCAAAAATGAACTCTGTAAAGAGTGAGATTGCGAGCCTTAGAACAAAGCAGTCTTCGCTCACTTCAAGTATTGATGATCTACGAAAACAAATCGAAGAGTTGAAATCTTCAGATAGCTTACTTTCTTCAAACGAAGAAGAGTTGAAACTTGTGGTTACTGATATACAAAGTCTGAATGATGAAAGAACTCAACTACTCGAAGATCGTAAATATATCGATGTTGCAGTCAATCTGTTGAAAGACGGCGGCATCAAGTCAAAGATCATCAAGCAGTATCTGCCGATCATCAACAAACTAATCAACAAGTACTTGGCGCAGATGGGTTTCTTCGTCAACTTCAATATCAACGAACAGTTTGAAGAAACAATCAAGAGTCGTTATCGTGACGAGTTTTCATATCACAACTTTTCAGAAGGTGAGAAAACTAGAATCGACCTTGCACTGCTGTTCACATGGCGTTCAATTGCTAAGATGCGTAACTCGGTAAACACCAACTTACTCATTCTTGATGAAGTGCTTGACGGTTCTCTTGATAACAACGGTACAGATGAGTTTCTAAAGATCATGTGGAATGTACTTGCAGACACGAATGTGTTTGTCATCTCTCATAAAACAGATGCGATGCTTGATAAGTTTCAAAAGGTATATCGTTTTCAGAAGCAAAAGAACTTTAGCAGGTTGGTATGAGTTTATTTTTTGATAATGCAGAAGACTATCTCAATCTGATTGGTGATTGGCAGGATCCTAATCCGGATCCTGTACTCACTGAGCATGATGGTTATTTCGTTGTACGCGACGATCTTCTTGACGTTGGCAGTAAAGCGAGAGCGGGTGACTTTCTAATTGGTCATTCGAAAGAAAATAAAGATGTAGAAGAGTGGGTATACGGTTCTTCTCCTGCAACAGGATATGCACAGATTAGTTTGCCGTATATCTGCAATCGTTATGGCAAGAAAGCGATACTATTCATGGCAGCCCGTTCAATGGAAAAGCTGCATGAGTATCAAAAACGCGGTCTTGATTTGGGTGGTATATATCATTGGATACCTGATGGCATGATGACAGTAACTCAAAAGAGAGCAAAAGATTATGTCGCAGAAAACCCAGAAAAACGTAGACTGCTTCCAATGGGACTCGAACACCCAACTTCTATTGGATGCCTTATCAAAGTTGCCAGAAGTTTACCGATCAAACCTAGAGAGATATGGTCGGTCGGCTCTTCCGGCACACTATCGCGATCTCTACAATATGCATTCCCTGATGCTGTTGTACACGTTGTCTCTACTGGTCATACCATGTCAGATAGAGAAATTGGTCGAGCAATCTTTCACAAGTCTCCTTACAAGTTCGATAAGCCAGTAAAGAAAGAAGACGCGCCGCCATTTCCTTCGGCTCCAACATATGATGCGAAAGTATGGCGACCAATGATTGATTATCATAAGACAACACCACGACTTGAACCTTGTTTAGTGTGGAATGTAGGGCGCTAAAACTTCATTGACAAGTCTAAGCGATTCCTATATAGTGATGAGATATTTGATGAGAGAGAAACTATGAAGTGGTTCTACGAAAAGAATGAAGAACTAATCAACAGCCCTGTCAACAAGACGTTCGAAGAACTCTTGTGGATGACTGATATTGAGTTTCGTCAGTGGGTAGTAGACATGCGAAAGACTGTGATTGATCTTTGGGATCATAAAGGTCTGCCACCTCGCGTCGGTTACAACGAAGACGAGATCGTTGACAATTTTCGAAAGATGATTTCCTTCTCTGTTCATGAACTTGAAGTCGAAAAGGATATCATTCGCAATACCTCTGTCATCGGCAATGCTGTTAATCAATTCTTCCCTACTATGATGAAGACAAAGATTTCATATAGCACAAAGGGTAATGCAAAGTCCATTTACGACTACTTTGCTGATCCTGCTTTGCTTGATACTTTTGTCACGTATGCTTCTCGACACTTCAAGCGAGATTCGTTTTACCATTATTCATCTCCCATATCGGAAGGTGATGTGTTGTCTTTGAATGTTGCGCCTTATCGTGTAACAGATGCGACAGATTTCGTAGAATGGTTCGAATCTAATGTAGATAAGGACAAGTACGACTATTGGCTCTGCCCTGTCAAAGAGAATAAGACGTATACTGGTTATAATGTGGAACTTGGTAAGAGAAAGAATCTCATCGTTGATGCTGCATTCGATTCACCTACAAGAACAAAGACGAATGTCGATATCGACAGATCGAACGCATATACAATCCGACTCTTCAAGAGAGGACAGAAAGTATTTCCTGTTGGTCTGAAAGCATTTCGTGTTTCGTTCTGTCAGTATGCAGTCAACTTCCCTCCTCTGACTGCTAGGTATCTTTACGAAAGATTTACTGCACACATCGATAAGCAAGATCAGATTAACATCTATGACCCTTCTTCTGGTTGGGGCGGTCGTCTTATTGGTGCAATGTCTGTAGACGTTAAACGCAAGATTCACTACATAGGCACTGACCCGAATACGGATCACAATACTCATGATGGTCGTACCAAGTATCATGAGATTGCTGATTTCTTCAACGAGAACGTTCGTATTGATGGCACTTTGTATGGTGATCATCACACATACGAAATGTTTCAGAGAGGATCAGAAGTGATTGGTGATGATCCTCGTTTTCAGAAGTATAAGGGTGAGATCGATATGATCTTCACTTCGCCTCCATATTTCGCGAAAGAAGTTTACTCTGATGATCCTGAACAGTCTTGTCATAAGTTCAATCAATATGAAGCGTGGCGAGATGGATTTCTTAGATCGACACTTGAAACTTGTGTTGAGTATCTGAAGAGTGATCGTTACCTCTTGTGGAACATTGCTGACGCCGCATTTGATGGAGAACTCTTACCTCTTGAAGAGGACTCTTGCAACATACTCAAGTCGCTGGGTATGGAATACGTGACGACAATCAAGATGACGCTCGCGCAGATGCCTGGTGGTAATCGTACCGTCGAGACTGGTGAGAAAGAAGAACTGGTAACGTCAACCATTTTCGGCAATACGGTTGAGCAAGTGTCTGTTGTTAAAGGTATGATGAAGAACTATTGCGAAGTTCAATCGAAAAACAAGAAGCTTATGCTTAAGTATGAACCGATCTTTGTCTTTAGAAAACCTTGATAAAACAGCAGTTTAAATAGGGGTTGACAGACCTCACGAATGCCCGTATATTGTAATCAAGATTTGTGAGGCACACATGACCCCTACTGTTCAGTCTAAGTCTCTGCTGGCTAAGTTGCTGGCCACCGAAAACATCTCTATCCGTCAGGACTCGACCGCAAAGACTGCATCGTTTGATGTGAAGCGTCGAGTCCTGACGTTGCCTGTCTGGCAGGGTATCTCTGAAGACCTGAATGATATGCTCATCATTCACGAAGTCGGTCACGCTCTTGATACACCTTGCGAAGGTTGGCTCGACGCCTTGAAGCGTATCGCTCAAGATGTTCACGGCAAACAGGAAAATCGTTACGTGATGGCCGTCAAGGGCTTTCTCAATGTTGTTGAGGATGCTCGTATCGACCGCCTTCAGAAGCTTCGTTATCCTGGTTCTCGTCGCAACTACCTCGCTGGTTACAAGGAGTTGATTGATCGTGACTTCTTCGGTCTTAGCGGTCGTGATCCTAATTCTCTTTCGTTCATTGACCGTGCCAACCTTTACTTTAAGGGTGGTTCGATCACGATAAGCCTTGAGTTCTCTTCTGATGAGCGTCGTCTTCTTAATCGTATGGATACGACAGAGACGTTCGAAGATGTTATCAAACTGACTGAAGAGCTTTATCGTCTTGCCGCTTCTCGCAAAGATGATCAGGAACTTGCATCTGACGACTTCATGATTGGCGAAGGTGATGAAGACGGCGACGAAGATAGCGACATCATTTTTGATGATGGTGACGGCGAAGAAACTGACGACAGCAATACCGGTCGCAATTCGTCGTATGACGACTCCGATGATGCTCGTGAAAACGAGGACAATCAAAGCAGTCGTGACGGTGGTAAGACTGACGAAGATTTCATTCCCAAGTCCGAAACTGATGAGGCTTATGAAAAGTCTCGTTCGAGTCTCGCTGATGGCACGATGAAGTATGTCTACATGTCTATGTCTAAGCCCGATCTCTCCAAGATCGTTCAAGACTACAAAAAGTTTCTCGCAGACCATGAGGACTTTTACACCTATAAGGCCACTAAGGTTTGGCAGTACGAAGCTGACTGGCTTGAGACTATTGGTAAGGGACTGTCTAAGATTCGTAATGAAGAGAACAACACAATCTCTTTCATGGTGAAAGAGTTCGAACAGCGTAAGGCTGCTGATATCTATTCGCGTCAGTCGATTGCAAAGACTGGTGTGATCGATACCAACAAGCTGCACTCGTATCGGTACAATGATGATATCTTTCGTCGTCTGTCGGTTGTGCCTAATGGTAAGAACCACGGCTTCGTTATGTTTCTTGATTGGTCTGGTTCTATGCAGTCCAATCTGAAGTATACTGTTCGCCAGCTTATGTCGCTTACCATGTTCTGTAAGCGCGTGCAGATTCCCTTCGAGGTTTATCTGTTTCGCGACGGTGCAAAAGCTGATGAGCGTTTTGTGCGCGATAATCACGACAACGAAGCACACTTGTTTTTTAGCAATGACCTTGTGATTCGAAATGTTCTGTCTTCTCGCATGAATGCAAATGAACTGAATCGTGCTTACCTCTATCTCTGGGCTGCGGCTGATCGTGTTCCTGCATGTGAGAGAATGCACGGTACGCCTTTGAACGAAACTATTTTTGTGGCAGATCAGATTGTGAATAACTTCCGTAACAAGTACAAGTTGCAGGTTGTTAACACGATCTTCCTCACTGACGGCGAAAGTAACTGGAATCGTTTTTCGGATAACAGCATATCTGCTTATTCCACACCTGAAGGAAAACGCATTAAGAAAACTTTCATCTATCAAGATCCGAAGTCCAAGAAAGAGTATACGTTCGACATGAGCGGTCCTAGCCGCAACGTAACAATCACTATGTTGAAGATTTTGAAAGATCGTACTGAGTGTAATCTTGTCGGCTTCTTCATGTATGATTCGTCCGCCTTTACTACTGTTTCGCGGCATTTCTTGAATGAGACGACCGCATCGACCGAATATGGTAAGAAGGCTTCGCAGTTGTGGAATGAAAAGTTTTTCGTTCCCGTAACCAGTGAAGGATATGATGAATACTATGTCATCAATCCGAAGTCGTTTCGTCAGAGTGCGGCTGTTGAAGAGTTGAAGGTTGATTCTACAATGTCGAAGAAAATGGCTGCTAAAGAGTTTCTTCGATTTGCGGAAAAGAAGTCGATCAATCGTCTGCTCCTCAGCCGTTTTATGGAGCGTGTTGCTGGTAAGATCAAGAACGCAGCCTAAACTGTTACAAAAAAGGGGTTGACACAACCCCTTTCATCGCCTATAATCCTCTCATGATCAACGAAGGAAACGTGATTATGTCTACCGCTCGCAACAACTTTCTCGCTACCGTGAAGCGTGACCTTGGTGATGTGAAGACCATCACTCGCCAGCAGATCACTGATCTCTGCAACAAGCGCAACATTACGTGGCCAGCTTGGTTGACTAATGATCCTGACTTCCGCGTGTCTCGTGGTGTCTACAGTCTTGATCTAGGTTCTGCTGTTGAGGCTATTGTCGAAAAGTCTCAAGTTCAGATTGAAGCTACTTCTGCTGCTGACATGGCTCTCGCTGCGGTCAACATCAAGTCTGAAGTGCCTGCATCTTCCAGTCTTGTGCCTGAGAAGGCAAATGGTTATGTGCCGTTTGGCAACTTCAATGATGTTCGCCAGATCATCAAGTCTGGTAAGTACTATCCCATGTACGTCACCGGTCTGTCGGGCAACGGCAAGACTATGATGATCGAACAGGTTTGCGCTGCTGAAAAGCGCGAGATGGTTCGCGTTAACATCACCATCGAAACTGATGAAGATGATTTGCTCGGCGGTTTTCGTCTCGTAGATGGCAAGACTGTTTGGCAGAATGGTCCTGTCATCGTTGCAATGGAGCGTGGTGCGGTTCTGCTGCTCGACGAAGTTGACCTTGGCTCTAACAAGATGATGTGCTTGCAGCCTGTTCTCGAAGGCAAGTCCATCTATCTCAAGAAGATCAACAAGGTGATCACTCCGCAGCCTGGCTTCAATATCATTGCCACTGCAAACACTAAGGGTAAGGGTTCTGACGACGGTCGCTTCATTGGTACCAACGTCATGAACGAAGCCTTCCTTGAGCGTTTCAGCATCACGATGGAGCAAGAGTATCCGCCCGCAAAGACTGAAGAGAAGATTCTCACCAATGTTCTCTCTGTGTCGGGAGTGATCGATGGCGACTTCGTGAAGAAGTTGGTTGCTTGGGCAGACATCGTTCGTAAGTCTTTCTATGAGGGCGCCGTGAGTGAGATCATTTCAACTCGCCGTCTTGTTCACATCTGCGAGGCGTATGTGATCTTCAATCAGAACCGCGAGAAGGCAATTCAGCTTTGCCTGAACCGCTTTGATGTTGACACGAAGGCATCTTTCCTCGATCTCTATAAGAAGCTTGATGAGACTATCACGCCTCCTCCTGCTGCTGCTACGACTGAACAGCCCTTGACTGATGAGGTCGCGTTCTAATCAAAAAGTTTGGGAGTGTCGAACGGTCACTCGATACTCTCATTTTTCGAAAGTGACCATTTGTAATGGAGAAAAAGTATGGCTCAGATCGATAAGGTTTTCAATGCTCTTGCTGATAACACTCAGTCGCCCGGACTCACCGCTTCTATGATTGCAAAGAAGACCCGTGTTCCGCGTAGCAATGTTATGAAGCGAGTTCATGACCTTCGCAATGAAGGGTGTGAGATTCACACGAACTATCGTACCGTCAACGGTGTTCGCAAGGCTTACTACCTTATGTCTTTGACTGACTAATACTGATTTGACAAGCAACAAAGGGGCGCTATATACTGGTGCCCCTTTTTTATTATTTCATGGAGTGACCTTTATGGAACTATCAATCGACGTTCAAACCCTTCGTAAAAACAAGTTATTTGTCGCAACACCAATGTATGGCGGTAACTGCAATGGCTTGTACATGAAGGCGTGTCTTGATCTTCAAGGCCTTTGTCAGCAATATGGCATTGAAGTTCGCTTCTCGTTTCTCTTCAATGAGTCTTTGATCACCCGCGCTCGAAACTATCTTGCTGATGAGTTTCTTCGTTCTGGATATACGCATCTTCTCTTTATCGATTCCGATATTCTTTTCAATCCACAGGACGTACTTGCTCTGGTTGCGCTTGATAAGGATGTTATTGGTGGTCCGTATCCCAAGAAGTCAATCAACTGGCGAAACGTATTCAACGGTGCGAAGCGAGTTCTTGCTGATCCTAACTTTGATGCATCCAAGTTCAATCCTGCTGAACTTGAGGGCTTGACTGGTGACTATGTATTTAATCCTGTTCCCGGTACCACTCAGTTTAAGGTTTCGGAACCTCTTGAGGTCATGGAAATTGGTACAGGCTTAATGCTGGTAAAGAGAGCCGTATTTGATAAGTTTAGAGAAGAGTATCCTCACTTGAACTACAAGCCCGATCATGTTGGTCAGGCAAACTTTGACGGCACTCGCTACATTCATGCATACTTCGATACTGTGATTGATCCTGACAGTCATCGCTACCTGTCCGAAGACTACATGTTCTGTCAGTACTGGCGAGCGATTGGTGGTCAGATTTGGCTCTGCCCATGGATGCGTACTCAACATGTTGGCACATATGCCTTCACTGGTGATATGAACAAGATTGCAGAAATGACAGGAAATCTTTGATGATTATCGGACTTGTTGGTTTTGCGGGTAGCGGCAAGGGAACGGTTGGTGATATCTTGGTCGACGATCATGACTTCACCAAACTGTCTTTTGCTGATGCTGTAAAGGATGCAACCTCGGCCATCTTTGGATGGCCGAGGCATCTGCTAGAAGGTGATACAGATCAATCTCGTAAGTTTCGCGAAACGAAAGATGACTTCTGGAGTGCCCGACTTGAGCGCGATTTCACACCACGTCTTGCTATGCAGCTAATGGGCACCGAAGCCGGTCGTAACGTCTTTCATACAAATTTGTGGGTGGATGTTGTCGAACGCAAAATCAAGCATAAGCAAGAATGGGAGTTCGAAAATAACTTCGTGATCCCTGATGTTCGTTTTCCAAATGAGATTGAAGCTATTCATAAATGGGGTGGCTTCGTTGTTCGCATTGTTCGTGGTCCTGAACCCGAATGGTTTGATACTGCATTCAGGCATAACATAGCTGGCGAATATGAGATGTATGCGAAGTATCCAGATGTTCATTATTCAGAATGGGCTTGGATCGGTCAGCAGTTTAACTATCTTATATCCAATAACGGCACCATGTCTATGCTTGAGGCTGACGTAAAACACATGTTGCGCGTAATGACCGGACCTGTTATAATGAATACTGTGGTTTGAGCTTAAGGAGAAAATTATGAAGCTAAGTGAACATACTCTTGCCATTCTCAAGAACTTTGCCGGTATCAATTCGGGTGTTGTTCTTCAAGAAGGCAATATTCAAAAGACAATCAATCATGAACAGGTCATTCTGTTCGAAGCACAGGTTCAAGACAGCTTTCCTGAAAAGGTTGGCATCTATGATCTCAATCAGTTTCTTGGTAACATCTCTGCACTCAACAATCCTGATTTGACTTTCGACACAAACATGATTATACTTGATGATGGCGAGATTAAACTGAACTATCATACATGTTCACCAAATCTTATCAAGACGCCACCTGAAGATAAGCAACTGCTGATGAAGGATCCAGATGTGAGTTTTAGCATCACCGCCGCTTCGTTGCAAAAGTTGCTTAAGATTGCGGCGATGAATAGTTTGCCTAACATCTCTGTGATTGGTCTAGATGGCGGTCTATTCTTCAAGACTCACGAATTGAAGAACGACAGTTCGAACTATGCATCAATTCGAATTGGTGACTATGACGGTAAGAACTTCATTGCATCATTCAAGACCGAGTATCTTCGTGTGATACCTGATGACTATGAAGTTGAAATCAAGATTGATAAGTTCTCTCGTTGGGTCAATAAGACCGGAACTCTGAAGTATTTCATTGGTATGGAGAAGAAGTGATATGGCTACCGTTGTGAATACCCCTACTATCAACATTTCGTCGCTGAACGATATGGAGCGTAAGAAGCTCAAGAAGGCAATCATGGAAATGAATGATTCCATGACCCGTATTTCTGCTGAACGCGATCTTCAGAAGGAAATCATCAACACTCTTCACGATGAACTTGGTGTCGATAAGAAGTTGATTCGTCGTTTGGCGAAGGCGTACTTCAAGGCTAACTTTGGTCAGGAAGTCGAAGAGAACAAGGCATTCGAAGAGTCGTATGATCTGATCATTAAGAATACGGTGCCTTAATGGCATATAAGCCAGAAGAGCGCATGGCACGCATGAGAGAGTTGATGAAACCTATTGACAGACAGATCATGATGTGCGATGATCAACAAGACATACTTGCGCTCGCCTGTATCATGGCTTCAACTGCTAAACTCATCTTTGTTCAGCAGTTGGGTCATGATAATGCGCGAAAAGTTATCATGACTCTTTTGGAGAAGAACAATGACTGATTTTCTGTGGGTTGAGAAGTATAGGCCTAAGACTGTCGCTGAGTGTATTCTTCCTGATCGTATCAAAAAGGTCTTTCAAGAATACGTCGATAAGAATAGCATTCCAAATCTCATGCTTACTGGTAGTGCTGGCGTTGGCAAGACCACTGTCGCCATGGCTATGTGTGAACAGATTGGGTTGAACCATCTGTTCATAAACTCGTCCGAAGAGCGCGGTATCGATATGTTGCGAACTAAGATTCGCGGCTATGCGTCAAGTCTTTCTCTGACTGGTGGTCGTAAGGTTATCATTCTTGATGAGGCTGATTATCTTACGCCAGAAGCACAAGCTGGTCTGCGCGGCGCGATTGAAGAGTATTCTGATAACTGCACGTTCATCTTCACATGCAACTTCAAGTCTCGTCTAATCGATGCTCTGCATTCTCGTTGTTCGGTTATCGACTTCACTCTTCACGCTGAAGAGAAGCCGAGAATGGCGGCGCAGTTGTTTACTCGTCTGTCCACTATTCTTAGTAAGGAGAACATTGAATATGATAAACAGGTTCTTATCAAGATTGTCGAAAAGTTCTTCCCTGATTATCGCAGGACTCTCAACGAGCTTCAGCGTTATTCCGCTTTTGGCTCTATTGATGCTGGTACTCTATCTCAGATATCAGATGTAAGAAAGATTGGCGAACTTGTAGGCTTTCTCAAAGAAGGCAACTTCAGCGAGATGCGAAAGTGGGTTGTCACCAACTCTGACATCGAACCGGCGCGTATTTATCGTAAGGTTTATGACTCTCTGTATGAGTACTTTAAGCCTGAGAGCATACCTCAGGCAGTAGTGATTATATCAAAGTATCAATACCAGAGTGCTTTTGTGGCCGATCAAGAGATCAATCTTGTTGCATGTCTGACAGAGATTATGGTTGATTGTGAATTTAATTGATATAGGAATAGTATCATGTATAACATTGAAAGATTAGGAAAAGCTGGAGAGAGCATCATCTCGAACTACTTTAGCAGTCAAGGTATGAGGGTCGAGATATCTGTCAATCAGTTTGATTCGCAGAAGGATATGATCGTCGAAGGTAAGATTGTTGAAGTTAAAACACAAGTGCCTTTCGTTACCAAAGACAGTTTTACCTTTAAGCAGAATCAGCTAAACAAGTGTGTAAATGCAGATGAGGTATACTTTATCTCAGTGCCGACAGTAAGACGACACTTCTCTGAAGGTAAAGTCTATGTTATAAAAGGTAGTGAGATAAAGTATAAGAAGCATAAGACCAAAGACGGACGAGAAATGATCTTGATTCCTATCAATCAAGATGGTATGAAAGAAGTCTTCGAGGTCTCTGAGCAAGAGAAAAAGCTACTCGTTCAGTACTCATCTAGCAATTGGAAATCATGACAGACCTATTCAAAGAAACCATACCGTCTATTCTGAAGACTAAGAAGGCGGTAATCAGCAGCGAAAACGAAGGGGACTATGTTCCCTTCGTCGTTAACAAGGCGCTTTCGTTTCATCGCGATTGCGCCTTGTTTGCTAATGAAATGAATAAGTTGCCCAATACAGACCGACTTCTTCAATACCACTATCTGCTAAATAGGATACGAGGCTACAATCGCCCGTATCAGAAGTGGTACAAGAAAGAGACTATTGAAGATTTAGACTTGGTTAAAGAGTATTACAACTACTCGACTGAGAAAGCTAAAGATGCTCTGCTAGTTCTTTCAGAAGACCACCTGAATGAAATAAAGAAGAAACTTTATAAAGGTGGCTTAGATGATAAATCTAGAAGAACTAGTAGAGGTAAAACTCACAGAACCTGACGACTTTCTGAAGATACGCGAAACACTATCTCGTATAGGTGTAGCCTCTAAGAAAGACAAAACTCTATATCAATCCTGTCATATTTTACACAAGCAAGGTAGGTACTACCTTGTACATTTCAAAGAACTTTTTCTACTAGATGGTAAAAGATCAGACTTCTCAGAAGACGATGTGGCTCGCAGAAATACGATAGCTAATCTTCTAGCTGAGTGGAAGCTGTTAGAACTGGTTGATGCTAAGAAGAGTTCAGATCCTGTAGCCACACTAGGTCAGATCAAGATCATCTCTCATAAAGAGAAGAATGACTGGTCTCTCGTTACTAAATACAATATCGGCAAGAAACGTAGAGAAGACTAATGGCACAGTTCCGTAAAGACACGCATCAATATCTGCCAGATGGTAAAACTATCTTCGAAGTTGTCATGTTGGCTGACCAATATGGTAATCAAGTTGGTCCTGCTAATCCTACTGGTGTTGCAGTTGATGCTTTCGGTAGATCAAGAGTTTCTACTCCTCTGACGCTTTTCGATTCTTCGCATAGATATTCAGATAACGGTCTTTGGGTTACCGCCAATAGTGCTGCTGGAAATAGCACAGTCGCTTTCTCACCGAACGAAGGTTTGATTAATCTAGCTATCACAACAGCAAACAGTGCAAACATCGTTCGTGAGACGACAAAGGTCTTCTCTTATCAACCCGGTAAGTCTCTCCTTATACTAAACACTTTTGTTATGGAACCAGCCAAAGCCAATCTAACACAGAGAGTTGGCTACTTCGGTGCAAACAATGGTATCTATCTTGAGCAAGCAGGTAATACAATCTCGTTTGTTGAAAGATCGATTGTCAGCGGTAGTGTTGTTGAAACAAGAGTCAACCAAGCAGACTGGAACTATGATACCCTGTTGGGTGCTACGGCAGGCAGTCCTTCTCAGAGAACCTTGGATATGAGTAAGGCTCAGATTTTATGGACAGATATCGAATGGCTTGGTCTAGGCACAGTAAGATGTGGTTTTGTCATCGACGGTCAATTCATACACTGCCATTCATTTCACCATGCCAACTACATAACATCTACATACATTCAGACAGCATCACTACCTTTAAGATATGAGATATTCAATACGGGTATAACAACGAGCAACAGTAGACTGAAGCAAATTTGCTCATCTGTAATCTCTGAAGGTGGATACGAACTTCGAGGTTCGCAACAAGCAATAGGTACTCCAATAACTGCGGCGCGTACTTTGACTACAGCAGGGACATTTTACCCAATTGTTTCATTAAGACTAAAAGCAACTACACTAGATGCTGTAGTAATTCTTACTGCATTATCTTGTATCGCTGACACAGCAAGTAACTTCAACTGGCAGGTAAGATCAAGCACCACTACAACAGGTGGAACATGGGTAAGTGCAGGCACTGATAGTGCTGTTGAATATAACATAACAGGCACTGGTACTTCAGGTGGCAGAACCCTTGCATCTGGTTACTTTACATCAACGGCAAGCACCAGCGTGTCTGTGGATATTCTCAAAGAAGCACTGTTTAAATTTCAGCTAGAAAGAAACAGTTTGACGGGAACGCCGTTTGAAATCTCTCTTGTGTTGGCAGCCAAAACTAATGGTGAGAGTGTCTACGGATCTATGGACTGGGAAGAGATTTCACGATAAACTATGGAGATATATGATGACACAGTTGAAAGTTTATAAGACGCATAATGGGGTTGTTCTACCTAAGTTTGGTACAGAACAAGCTGCATGTTTTGATCTAGCATATCAGCCTCACGGTAAGAGTCAGTACACAGGCTATAATTGCTACAACAGCACTTTTACAAGACCAATTCAAGGTCAAGGTACTCTTGTAATTATGCCCGGTGATCGTATCATGGTACCAACTGGCTTGATCTTTGATATTCCAGAAGGCTATTCAGTTCGCATTCATCCTCGCTCAGGTCTTTCATATAAGCAAGGTTTGGTTCTTGCCAATCTTGAGGCTGTTATTGATTCAGACTATGTACAAGAGACGTTTGTTCTTCTGACAAATCTGAGTGAGAATCCCCAGTCTATCAATGTTGGTGATCGTATTGCACAGGCAGAACTTGTTCAGCAGATCAAGTATGAGATTGCCGAAACAACAGTTGCGCCCACACAGAAGACTGATCGTGTTGGTGGCTTAGGTTCTACTGGTGTTGCTACAATCGATACTTCTAAAATGAACATTGTTGCTCAGTCTGATGAACAGCCAGTCAAGCGTGGTCGTGGCAGACCCAAGAAGGTGGCGTGATGCTTAAGAAACTTGACTACGAATATCTTGTAGCTTCGAAACCGTGTTTAATTGAAGTTGAAGGCGGAGTAACAATCAAGATCGATAAAGACAATAACGTCATTGTTTCTGGACAGAATAAGTTGTGTTTTCAGAATGACACTATTGAGTTTGATGCCAAGAAGATCAAGATGCACGCCTCTGAATCTTTCGATCTTGATGTTGATGGTAAAATCTATATGGGATCATCTGAGCATATCGAACAGCAGTCTATGCGTATCGATCTAAATCCTAAGATTCTAACTTCTGGTTACAGAGGTAAGAAATGAGAGGTAAGTTTACTATTAGAATAGGTAAGAAGATACACGTCTTTGAGAACTATGAAGACATTCCTGAGACTTTTGATAATGTCGTTGAGTTCTTACCTGAGTGTCCTGAGCCGCCACATACAGAAGAGCAACATGCATACATCGAAACGTTTTCACCTAAGTTGCTTGAACTGTTGAAAAGGGAGAAGAGATATGCCAGCAATAACTAGATTTGCTGATCCTGATGTTTTTCACTGTTCTGGTATGACGCGACTAGGAAAGTCATCTGATGTTCTCATCAATGGTCGTGGTGTTAGTAGACAAACTGATGTCAACACACCTCATCTATTACCCGGTTTCCCCTGCCCCACTCACGGGGCTCCTATTGCTGTTGGTTCAATAACCACATATGCAAATGGTATGGCTGTCGGTCGTATTGGCGATCCTATTGCTGCCTGCACATTGGTAGCAGGGGGCTCTCCTGATGTATTCGATGAGGGTTGACATACAGAGTATTTTTTGTTATAAATAGAGTTGTCCTGCCTAATGGAGGACGAAGACATAACTTGCTAATTGTAGGAGTTAATACATGGCACCTAATGTTCCTTTTTTTGATCCTTTTGCTTTCCCCAATCTCTCTAAGTCTGCTATCGGTTTCGATAGCGTGTTCAAGAAGCTAAGTGAGATTTCAGAAAATCTTCCAAAGATTCCCGCCTATCCACCTTATAATGTTCGCAAGATCGACGATACCAAGTATGTTATCGAAATTGCTGTCGCAGGATTTGGACAGCAAGACCTTGAACTAGAACTTCTGGATGGTATTCTGACAGTAAAGGGTCAAGTCACTTCTGAAGGTGATAATGAAAATTATCTCTTCAAGGGTATTGCAGATCGCGCATTCACACGCAGGTTCACTCTTGCTGATGCTGTTGAAGTAAAGAATGCTGATCTCATAAATGGTTTGCTCAAGATTTGGCTTGAGCGTTTCATACCTGAAGAGAAGAAGCCTACGAAGATCGATATCAATGCTAATAAGAGTGATTCAACCAAACAGTTCTTAACTGAAAAATACGAGAAGTAATGGTTGTAAGACTTATCAATGATGTGGTATCTTTACTGGACCGAAGATGTAGAGCGCGCAAGATCAGAATTGAACTTGAAGCTCTCTCAGACGAAGACCTCGCAGAACTTGGACTCAAGAGGTGTGATATCAGATCAGTCGCAAACGAAACAACTCAAAAATACTGAAGGGGCTTGATGCCCCTTCTTTTTCATAATAAGGGATGATGATGTGGCGTATGTGGGCAAAAGCGTTAGGCGAGAAATCTGGTAAAGATGATAAAGAAGCCGACAAGATCGCAATCATAAGAACGCTTATAATACTCTTCTATATACTAACGAACTTGTTTATTATTGCTGGCGTTATTCGCCATTGGTGAGGTACTATGAGATACAACTTTGTTGATGCTCCTGCGAAACCTAAAACTGTAACTGTTATTACCCCTACAATCGGTTCTCCTAAAGTTCGTGATGCTGTCAAGAGCGTTCAAGAACAAACTTACAAACACATTCGACATCTTCTTGTAGTTGATGGTGAACAGTATGATGAAAAGTTTGTCGAGAACTTTGAATATGAAGAACTTGAAAAGTTGATGCCTTTTTCCGTCGCACCAGAGAATACTGGCGGCGGTGGTTTTTATGGTCATCGCATCTATGCTGGTTATGCTCATCTAGTAAACACAGACTACATCTTCTTTCTTGATGAAGACAATTGGTATCAGCCAAACCATGTCGAAACACTTGTCAAGACTCTTGAAGAAGGTAATCAGTTTGCATATTCGCTTCGTGAAGTTTATGATGAGAACAAGAACTATCTTTGCGATGATAACTGTGAGAGCTTAGGTAAGTGGCCCATCTGGTTCAAGCATGATGCGCCAGAATACTTAATCGATACTTCTTCGTTTGCATTCACAAGAGAGTTTCTGATTCAAGTAAGTCATCTCTGGCATTGGGGTTGGGGTGGCGACAGACGTTTCTACAATATCATTCGCGATAAGGCAAAGCATGATACGAGCGGTAAACATACGCTCTGTTACAGGCTTGATGGTAATACAAACTCAGTGAAGCCTGACTTCTTCGAACAAGGCAATGAAGAAAATCACAAAAGATATAATGGTAAGTTTCCGTGGATAAAGGATTGATCAATGACTACTTTGGATGAATTTGTTTCTGTTATTCAGAACAACACCACAAACGCTCAGAACTATCAAGACATCTGGGCTCTGTTTGAAAACAAGTTTAAGCGAGATGGTTTTTTCGTCGAGTTTGGTGCGACAGACGGCGTGACGGGTAATAACACTCTTCTTCTTGAAAGAGAATACGGCTGGACGGGTATTCTTGCTGAACCCAATCCTCATTGGCATAACGATCTTTTCTATAATAGAAAGTGCAACATCAGCAAAAAGTGTGTGTACATTAAGTCTGACATTAATGTAGACTTTCTCATGACTGATGCTCCTGATCTTGCTACGATCAAGGGATTTGGTAATGATGATGAATGGGTAGAAGCGAGAAAGAATGCTCCTTCTATCAAGGTGCCAACCATTTCTCTTCTAGAGCTTCTTGACTATTATAGTTCACCAGAAGTTATTGACTATATGTCAGTAGACACTGAAGGCACCGAATATGGCATTCTTAATGCTTTCTTCAAACAGAACGCAGATAAGTACAAAGTAAGAGCGATTACTGTTGAACACAACTTTACACCTATGCGCGACAAACTTTTTGAATTGCTGTCCGCTAATGGTTATAAGCGAGTGTTCACTGAAGTTTCTCGTTGGGATGATTTCTATGTGAAGGATATTTGATATGGAAAAAGATTTGATAATTGGTGGCGCATCAAACTACTCTTGGGATCAGTTGAAGTACTGGGTCAATTCGATACGCAAGAGCGGTTTTAACGGTGACGTTGCTATCGTTGGTACCAACATGAAGAAAGAGACGATCAGCCGTCTAACACAAGAAGGTGTCATTCTTTCTCTCTACGGAACTCCACAAGAGAATGGTGATATAATCGCGCCTCAAAACGGTGCGCCTCATGTTGAGCGTTTCTTTTACATTTGGAACTTCCTCGACAACCCTATCAAAAAGTATGATCGTGTGATTACAACCGACACTCGTGATGTTGTGTTTCAGACAAACCCATCTGAGTGGTTAGATAGTTATCTGATTTCACATTATCTTGTTGCTTCATCTGAAGGTATGAGATATCGAAATGAGCCTTGGGGAAATCAAAATCTTCTAGAGTCATTTGGTCCTTACTTTCACAATAAGCTAAAGGACAACTTCATCTATAATGTGGGTACTATTGCAGGTGAATACGAATCGGTGAAGGGCTTGTTGTCTTTCATCTTTCATCTCAGTGTGAATAGACCTATACCTATTGTCGATCAGGCAGTATATAACTTCGTTCTTCAGCAATATCCCTTCTGTGGAGATACCATGTTTTCTAGCAATAGATCGGCATGGGCTATTCAGTTAGGCACTACACTAGGCGCAGTGCAATCTGGTAAGGGTGACTTGGGTGCAATGTATCAGAGCAATCCTAGCAACTATGCTGAAATCTACGAAGACACTCAACCAAGAATTGAAGACGGTGTTGTTTTAACAGATGAGGGAAAACCTTTTTGTATTGTGCATCAATATGATCGCGTGAATGGTCTGAGAGAAGTTGTGGAGAAGAAATATGAATCCTGAGTTTTTTGATATCGAAGAAAAGAAGACATTTGGTTTGTGGCCTCATGATCAGTTGATCTCTGTTGGTATCAATCCTTATATCAAGCGTATTCGTGAAGAGAAGATTGCTATAGCTATTGTCGGCGATCTTCGTGGTGAAAGCACTGTTCACTTTCTTGAAAACAGTTCGAAGATTGTTAAGATCAATGTTATCAACAACTACACAGAAGAACATCTAAAGACTATCTTCAATAAGAACATCGAATGTTATAAGTCAAAGATTGACTTTGGTCTTTCGAAAGATAAGAAGAGAGATATTGTTTGTATTGACAAAGATGCTTGCACAGCAGAGAATCTTGAGCTATACTACCAGAATGTCAAGCAGGGTGGTATCTTCTGCGGCAATGCACATGACAGCAGTCAAGTTAAGCAGGCATTGAACGAATTTCGTCGCAAGGTAAAGATTGGTACACCTATACAGGTTTGTCATAGAACGATTTGGTTTTGGTACGTGAGGTAAAAAAATGAAAACTGCACTTGTTCTAGGTGCCGGTGGTTTCATCGGCAATCATATGGTCAATCGTTTAAAGTCTGAAGGCTATTGGGTCAGAGGTGTTGATCTCAATTATCCTGAATACTCAAAGACACAGGCGGATCATTTCGTGATCCGCGATCTTCGCGATCCTCGTGAAGTATATGAACTTGTTGGGTGGGCAGGCGTGAGTCGCAGCCCACATCAAATCTTTGCCAAGCAGTTTGATAAGACCTTTGATGAAATTTATCAGTTCGCTGCTGATATGGGTGGCGCTGGTTACATCTTCACAGGTGATCATGATGCAGATGTTATGCATAATTCTGCAACGATCAATCTGAATGTTCTCGACGCTGTTCGACAGAAGAACATGGAACTCGACACAAACAAGACTACAGTTTTCTACTCTTCGTCAGCGTGTATGTATCCTGAACACAATCAGTTAGATCCGAACAATCCTAATTGTGCCGAAGATTCTGCATATCCTGCAAACCCAGATAGTGAATATGGATGGGAGAAACTATTCAGTGAAAGACTTTATCTTGCCTACAATCGCAATTACTCTATTCCTGTACGCATTGCTAGATTCCATAACATCTATGGCCCACTAGGCACATGGGACGGCGGTAGAGAGAAGGCACCTGCTGCTATCTGCCGTAAGACTGTTCAATCTAATCGCACAATTGAAATTTGGGGTGACGGTCAGCAGACTCGCTCATTCCTTTATATTGATGATTGTATTGATGCTGTTCGTCTTCTTATGCAGTCCGACTTTATGGGTCCTGTAAATATCGGCTCAGAAGAAATGGTGACAATCAATCGTCTTGTTGATATTGCTTCTGAAATCGGCGGCAAAGACCTGACTAAGATTTATGTTGGTGGTCCAACGGGCGTTCGTGGTCGTAACTCCGATAATCGTTTGATCGAAGAGAAGTTGGGTTGGAAACCAAAGCACTCTCTGCACAGTGGTCTACAGAAGACATATGACTGGATTGAAGAGCAGGTTGCGAAAGTGGAGGCTTTAGTATGATATATGATGATCGTGTGCATTTAGTTGACAAGACAGTTAGTACATATTATGATGATGGTATATTCAGAAACGGCATATCATTTAAAGATTACGGTCTAACACAGATCATGACACAGAAGTCGGAAAAAGTTAGTGACGCTATGATTATGTGTTGGAATCTAGATCATAAGCCTATGTTCGAAAAGTATTGTACAAGTAGAAAAGTTGCTGTTCAAGCAGGGGGTTTTATTGGAATCTATCCTAAACTTCTAAGTCTTATGTTTGATGAAGTGTATACTTTCGAACCCGATCCCTTAAACTTTCATTGTCTTGTTAACAACTGTCAATCGCCGAATATCCATAAGTTTAACTCAGTTCTTGGTGCTGAACATCAACTTGTAAATGTGGGTGGCGGCTTGGATGTTAATCCAGGTATGTTTAAAGTTTTAGGTTCTGACAATAGGTCAAATGTTCCTACACTTAGAATTGATGATTTACAACTAAACGCATGTGACTTGATTCAGCTTGATATTGAAGGATATGAAGTGAACGCACTAACTGGTGCTAGTGAGACTATTGAAAGATTCAAACCCATCATCTGCTGTGAGGTTCATCTTTCAGCAGAACACTCTAATAGAATTTTAGATTGTTTATCAAAGTGGAACTATAAAGAAGTTGAAGTGTTATCATACGCTGGTGATAGACTTTATCAAGCAGCATAAAGGGGGTTATTATGAAAGTGTTGAGACTGGGATTCACAGATACTTTTGGTTCAATCGAAAACTTCTTCACTAAGATACTGAGTGAAAGATTTCATGTTATCAGAGACGATGTGAATCCTGACTATCTTATCTTCGGCGACAGAAATTTCGGCAACAACAATGTGAACTATGATGATAAGAATTGCATAAAGGTATTCTACACTGGCGAGAATGCCAGACCGTGGGACTATCGCTGTCACTATTCTATTTCATTTGATCATCACGAGTTCGAAGGTCGTAACTATAGACTTCCTTTGTATGTGATCTATGACCACGATAATCACTTTAGAGATGTGCCTGTACCCAACACATCTAACATAAACAGAATGCCGGCAGACTTGCGCTACCTTACACAGAAAAAGTTTTGTTCTTTTGTTGTCAAGAATGAAGCCTGTCAGATGAGAAATAGTTGGTTTCATAAACTCAATGAGCATAAGGGTGTTGATTCTGCTGGACCCTTGTATAACAATGTTGGCTATATCTTACCTAGAGGTGATGAATCTATACCGGCAAAATTGAAGTTTCTCAATGGCTATAAGTTCAATCTTTGTTTTGAGAACTCAAGCTATCCTGGTTATGCTACAGAAAAACTGTATGAAGCTCTTTGTGCGAAGACTATACCGATCTATTGGGGAAGCCCAACTATCGAAGTTGACTTCAACACAAAGGCGTTTTTAAACTGGCACGACTACGGTAATGATGAAGACTTCTTCAATGCAATCAGAGAGATAGACGAAAATCCAGATATGTATGAAGAGATGTATCTTGAGCCTATGTTCGCTGACTATCAGAGAGTCAACAAGTTCTTTGACAAAGATCGTTTTCTAAAGTGGTTTGAGACTCAAGTTTATAGGGGTGTTTTGAATGGATAAGGCACTAATCATCACTCCAACTGGTTGTCCTATGTTCTACGATGACGAGTATGACAGAGAGAATCATTGGAGATTTCAGAAACCCAATCGTTCATTTGAAGTCTGTGTAATCGGATTCAAGGAAGATTATGTTCCTGAGATGTATTCTTATGATTACTTCTTTCACTATCCCGTTCGTCATAAGTGGAAGCAACTACCTCAACTGTGTTCGTGGCTTTCGACAAAAGGTATCAACTGGCGGGACTATGACTACATTGGTTACTGGGACGATGATTACTGTACTGATATCCAGTCTGTTGAACGTGCCCTTCAGCTTGCACGCCAGTATGATATGAGACTGTTTCAGCAGTCTCTTACATCATGGACTGTATACCCATGTCTTCAGCAAAACAAAGAATGGACATTCGCTGAGACTAACTTTACAGAGATGGGTGTTCCTTTCTATCGCACTGACATCTTCAAGAAAGTCTTGACATTACTAAACGATTACGTGTATAATGAATCTGAATGGGGTATCGACAAGATTATGTGCGATTACCTCAGACAGACTGCACATGTCATTCATGAAACGTCTATCAAGCACATGAGGCGTGAGTCTTGGTACGATAAGACAAACGCTTTCGCTGAAATGGATTACTTGATGAAAGATTGGTTTCCGAAGTATATGAAAGACAAGTTCAGCATCGACTATAAATATCATGACTCTCAGATGACACTGAGGGCATTCAAACAAAGTGAACAAGGATAATTTGTAATGGTGAAGAAAGTTCTAGTCACTGGCGGTGCCGGTTTTATTGCACATCATGTTATTGATACTATTCTTGAGAACACAGATTGGGATGTTGTCACTATCGACCGTCTCGACTTCTCAGGTAATCTGAATCGTCTACATGAACTTCTTGATACTAAGCCTGCATCTGTTCGTAAGCGCGTTCGTTTTGTGTTTCATGATCTGAAGGCAGAAATCAATCCTCTCACATTCAACAACATTGGTGATTGTCACTACGTTCTTCATCTAGCCGCAGGCTCACATGTTGATCGTGCTATTCTAAATCCTCTTGAGTTTGTTCTTGATAACGTTGTTGGTACTTGCAACATTCTGAACTATGCTCGTCAGTGTAAGAACCTTGAGCGTTTTGTTTACTTCTCTACTGATGAAGTCTTTGGTCCTGCACCAAAGGGTGTTCTCTATGATGAGCGCGCTCGATACAACTCTACGAACCCATATTCTGCAACGAAGGCTGGCGGCGAAGAACTTGCGGTTTCTTTTCACAACACATATAGCTTGCCCGTCTATATTTGTCATACGATGAATGTATTTGGTCAGCGTCAGCATCCTGAGAAGTATGTTCCTAAGAGCATCAAGAACATTCGTGACGGTGGTTTGATCACAGTTCATGCTGATCCTGTTACTGGTCAGCCTGGTTCTCGTTTCTATGTTCATGTCTCTGATGTTGCTGATGCATTGATGCACATTCTCAATCTTGACGAACATCGCTTTGAACCTGATTACGGCGGCGCAAAGTGTCCTAAGTTTAACATCGTCGGTAATGAAGAGATTGATAATCTTGAACTCATCAAGATTATTGGTGGTGTTATGAAGAAAGAAGTCAACTATGAGTTGATTGATTTTAACAAGTCTCGACCTGGTCACGATCTTCGTTATTCGCTAAGTGGTGAGTATATGAAGTCGCTTGGTTGGGAACCTCGTATTCGTCTTCGTGATCGTATTGAAGAAGTAGTTCACTGGACTCTTGAACATAATCATTGGCTGCTTGCGTGAGGTTGATATGACTGACTTTCATATGGATTATGTACCACTACATGAGTGTGTTGCGTGTGGTTCGAACAAACTCAAGTTAGTTCTTGATTTGAATACTCAGCCGCTTGCTAACTCATACAAGCTAAGAAAGGAGGATGCTCAAGCAGAGTATCCTCTTGCTATCAATCACTGTGAAGAATGCTTTCATGTGCAGTTGACTCATGCAGTCAATCCTAAGTTGATGTTTGAAGACTACCTGTATGTCAGTGGCACTTCTCGCACTATGCATGAACACTGCGAAAGTTTTGCTAACTTCGTTCATGGGTCAGCAGAAGGTAAGACTGTACTTGATGTTGGTTGTAATGACGGTACTCAGCTAGACTACTTCAAGAAGTTGGGGTACGTCACGTTTGGTGTTGATCCTGCTAAGAACTTACATGAGCTTTCCGATAGAAAGCATAATGTATTCTGTGATTACTTCAACGAAGACTTTGCTCGTAATCTGACTTGGGCTCAAAAGGGTTTCGATGTAATCACAGCACAGAACGTCTTTGCTCATAATGCTGATCCTCTTGGCTTTCTTCGTGCTGCAAAGATGATTATGCATGATGACTCGACTCTGTTCATTCAGACTTCGCAAGCGAATATGATTTTGAACAATGAGTTCGATACCATCTATCACGAGCATATTTCATTCTTCAATGTTCAGTCTATGGATCGTCTCTGTAAGCGAGCGGGTCTTGTTCTCGTTGGTGTCGAATGGATGCCTATTCACGGCACCAGCTTCGTATTCATCGTTCGCAAGAAGTATGACGGACGCGATGTCAGTCTGCTAATCAATGAAGAGCACAGCAAGGGTCTTTATAGTCCCAACACATATGTTGAGTATGCAAAGCGTTGTAATGAGATCGTTCGAAACCTGAAGCAGCAATGTGATTTTGTTCGACAAGGTATGATAGGTTGGAATGTTGTTGGATATGGCGCTGCTGCAAAGGGTATGACTTTGCTTAATTATGCAAAGCTTGATCTAGACTTCATTGTTGACGACAATCCGCTAAAGCAGGGACGTTTTACTCCTGGCTCTAGCATACCTATTGTTTCTGCTGATGAGCTTGATAACTTGAAGGATACGACTTTGTTTGTACCTCTTGCATGGAATTTCTTTGACGAGATTCGCACAAGAATCAAGCAGCGCCGAGATCATCAATATGATCGGTTTATCACTTATTTTCCGGATGTGGAGATTAGAGAATGAAAAAGTACGTCTACTATCACCTCTATCTTCCTAACGAAGCTGCTGCATGGTCTAACTATCTTCTTGAACAGTTCAAGATGTGTGAAGACAATAGACTTATCGATCACATAGAAAAGTTTTTTCTTGTAGTCGTAGGTAAACCTGAAAATGTCAGACTCGCAAAGGGTCTGGCAAAGTCTCTGAGTGATAAGATCGAAGTTATAGAGTTTGAAGATAGGTTCAAAGACGATAAGGACCTTCATACTCTTGACTCTGATCTATATGGTCGTAATGTCAGACCTATTACAGAGTATGCGACTCTTCAGTTAATCTATGAACATGCACTAAGAGAAGATGCACACTTCTTGTATATGCACGCAAAAGGCGTAACTTCATATGAGAGGCATCTGCGTTCCGGTAAGTTCGAAGAGTTCAAGAACTATTTCTATTGGCGCAAGTTTCTTGAATGGGCTTGTGTAGAGAGATGGCAAGAGTGCAATGAGCTATTGAATAAATATGATGTTGTAGGTTGCAACTTCGCACCGTGGCCCATGAAACACTTCAGCGGCAACTACTGGTGGTCTAAGTCAGAATACATAAGAACGATACCTGATATTCGAAATGATGATTGGTGGAAGTTCGAACTTCAGAGATGCCCAACAATGCAGAATCTCACATGGCGGTTAAGAGACGAGATGTGGATTTGTTGTAAAGATGATGCTAAAATAGTATCGCTGAAGAATGCAGATCAACCGCCTCCGCAATCGAATCTTGCTTGTGAATTTATGCCGAGAAGAAAATATGAGCCTTACAACTAAATCACCTTGCATAGGAGTCTGCGAGTATGCCGAAATCACAGAGGGAGAACTTGAAAGAACATGCAAAGGCTGTTCAAGAACGGCTGAAGAAATTGAAGAGTGGTTCCTCGCCACCGAAGAACGACGTAAACAAATCATCAAAGCCAGTGCAGCAAGGAAGCTTGAAGAAGAGTACAAAAAAGACTTGACTTCTCTGAAAAGAATCTTTAAGATCAATTCATGATTAAGTTCTCAAAAGGATCATGAGATGGCTTATATGCATGTCGATATCGACCTCAACGAGGTTGATGATGAGGAAATGATTTATGAGCTTGAAGATCGCGGATATACCGTGGTCCATTCTGATGATGACGATTCATAT